TAAGTTATACATATTCTTTTTCTTCTCTTCTTTTCCATTAATAATAGTAGGTTGAAAGATTTCTAATTCTGGATACCTTTTAATCATATCCTCTAATACTTTTCTTTTGATTAAAGTACATCCTGTGGGAACATGTGTAACTTCTACCAATCCTCCCGACGATTCAATATAGTTAGGATCCCTTATTTTAACTGGAAAAGTATAGCCACTTCTAGCCATATCATCTTTATTTTTGATTTTGCCTTCTTGATAACGTCTATATACCTTATCCCAGTCGAAAGTTTTCATAGGATAAGGGCATCCAATAATATCTTTATCAAACTCTAACATTTTAAAAATAGTCTTAGATTGAAAATCTATATCAGAATCTATAAATAATAAGTGAGTATAATGATCTACATGATTTAAAAACTCAGCTACACAAAGATTTCTTCCTTGAGTAACTAATGAGGATTTCATTAAAGTAAAACTAACTAATACATTCTGTCTCATACAATCTTGTTGAAACTTTAAAACTGCTTGAGTGTAGTGCATACTGGTATCGCTATGAACCGGAGTACAAACCATGATCTTATGGGGTGATCTCATCCCTACATTAATCGTAGTTACTTCTGTATCTTTCTCAGGTGGTTTAGTAAACCAGATGGCTTCATTGTTTGCGCCCGAGGACGCTTTATTACTTTTTTGCATTTATTGCTCCTTCTAAAAATCTTGTCCACGATGTCCCTATTTTTTTCCAATTATAATAAGCGTTAGCATAATTAGCTTGAGACTCTAAATGTTGATGAATACCTTTTTCTCCTAACGTAGTAGCAGCTGCTTCAATCGCATAACCAAATTTTTCAGCGAGTCTTCTATAATTACTTTCATACGGAACATACATTGGAAATTCTGCTCCTGTTTCAAATAATGCTCCATAGTTAGTAGTGATACAATATAGACCGCCTGCCATTGCTTCTAGTAAAGATATACAAAATGTTTCTTCAAAGATACTAGGATAAACGTACATATGATAGTTATGAATATTTTGAGTAATAAAATCATTAGGTTTATATCCAATATAATTTACATTAGGTAAGTGTTCAGCTTGTTCGTACAATTCTTTATAATTAGAATCATTGTTTCCATAAAAAGCTTTTCCATATACTTCTGTTGAAGAATAAACATCTAAACTTATTAATGGATTCTTAACTAATTGCATTGCTCCTAATAAAACTGCTAATCCTCGCCATGGAGTATTTTGATGAATAATTTTTATGGGTTGACCTTTTACATAAGGTTTAGATTTTTTAATAGGTGGGATTCCGTTTTTTATAACTAAAGATTTGTCTTCCGGTATTTGAAACATCATTCTAAATTTTTCATAAGTCCAATGACTGTTAAAAACATACCAATCATATTTAGAGTGATTACTTTTATCCCTGAACCATGGTGCTAGGTTCGGTTGATCATAAGAATTTTTTTGCCATAAAATATTTATTTTATTTGGATTAAGAGGAATTTTTTCTGGAACAGATGTACAAATACTAAAGTTACTAAGTAACTTAGCATCTACATTTTTTAATAAATGTTCTAATTGAAGCTCGGTCCCGCCTCTAGGATTTTGATTTACCATTATTCTTATTCATCACTTTCTGTATTATGTCTAACCCTTTCGGAGAAACCTGAACAGTTACATCTTGTACGATATCAGGTCCTTCTTTCTTTTCTTTAAACGTTTCACCGGTTTTAGTATTACGCCATGTAGTTAGCGTAGTACAATTAATTCTTGTTATATTATCCGTTTTCATTCTCTCTATTTATAAGCGCATAGTTAACTAAGACTTTAATATAGCTGGCTGATGCTGCTTGAACTTTTATAGCATCTCCGGCTTCTAAATTCAAGCCTTCGGGAGCAAAATTAATGGCTGTTGTTCCAGCAATTTCGTCTCTCCAAAACTCCGCATCATAATTACTCGCAGAACTGTCAGACATAGCTGCATTACATAAAATAGTACCTGTACTGGTATTAGAAAAATATACACTTTTAACAATAGCCACAGCAGAAGTTGCCACCGTTAAAACTGTAGTTAAATTAGTGGTAGTTAAATTACCTGTTGCATTTTTATATTGTATACTCATTAGGATAAAAAATAATTAAAAGCATCTTGCTCATTTTTTAAATCTTGTTGAAAAGCAAAATTAAGTTGTTGTTTCATAGTAGTTAACGATTCAACAATTTGCCGTTGATTATCTACATCATAATTTTCTTTGGGTTCTGGTATATAATTGGTTAGCTTCGCCATTATGGATAATATCCTCCCTGATATATATCATAGTATTCTTGTATATTCTCATCTTCAGGGGTATTAAGTATATTACCTTTTCCCATATTAGCTGATAAAAATGCAGGCATTTGATCATCAATATTCATTTGATTATCAATATTCATTGTTTTTCTGTTAAACTTATCTCTAATATCTAAATTTTGAAAAGCAGCAGTTCCACCTAAAGGTAAATTTCTAAATTTAGACATATTGCTATAGTCCACCGGATCGCTAGTGTTTGGATTCCATTGGTCTTTACTTTTCCACCAGTCACTCAATGTGCCATGCTTAGGTAAATTTTTTAAAGCATTAATTCCTAGACCTAGTCCTGGTATTCCCATTATTAATCCAACAAGACCACCTAGTAAACTTCCTATACCAAAACGACTTCCTCTAGTAGCTCTGTAAGCTCCTGGAGCAAATGCTTTAGCCCTTGCTAGTTCCTCTTTACTTACTCTATTTTTAGGACCAAAAAAACGTGGGTTAACAACTTGACCTGCACCTGCTGCAATAGCACCTGATCTAATATCTTGTAGTTCTTGATTACTCATTCCTGCGGCTAGTGTATCTGATGTGTGTTTTCCACTTTCAGCTGCACTCATTGCGGCACCACTTCTAAATCCTCTATCAGGATCGTAATCATTATAATTAGGAATATGCATTGGGCCATCGTGAGGTACGCCAGGTTTTAAAGCTTTTAAAATACCAGCTTCTTCATCTGTTATATAAGCTAAATTAACTGGAGTTGAATGAGCTCTTGCTTGAAAAGATGTAGGAACAGTTACTTGTTTACCTTTTTTATAATTTTTAAATCTATCTATTAATTCTCCATCAGAAGCTACGTCCATAATCCCACCATTACTTTTTTGAATTCTACTTCCATAAGTATCCGTCCAGTCTCTTGCGATCTCTGGTTCGTTAGCCCATAAGTATCTTCTTTGTTTCTCTGATTTAAATGGCATTATCTTCTCCCGTCCGCTTGTGCATCTAGTCTTAGGGTTCCATATCTCCAGGTTTGACCTGTGGAATCGTTTTCAATTTTAATAGATACTAAACGCCCACGCGCTCGTGTGTCTACCTTATCAGTAGATGCGTTAACTGTAAAGGGCCCTAAAGGAGAGCTTACCGGGGTATCATCCGGATAACTACTTATGAATAAAGTAACTTTAGAATCTCCCGTTATATATTTATAATCAGGGATAAATCGGCTAACTGACATAAAGAATTCTCCATCTCCTCTAAAATCAGCTACCCCTGTTTGTTGGCCTAAAGCTGTTTTTCTTATAGTAATATCATAATCCCCTGAACGAATATAAGCTGGAATAGCGGTTGTACCTGAACTATTTACTTCATCAGTCCCTGTTTCTTGAGCATAATAAATTGAAGCTCCCCATTTATTTGTAATGCCCGAAATGGGTGCAAATACTGGAGTAGTTGTTGAAACATAATTAGTTGCATAAGGAAGATTAAACACCCCTTGATCTTGATATGTAGATCGCGGTAAAGAGGATGTTGTCCAAACTTGTTCTGAATAATTATAAGTTACACATCTATCAATTTGATCAGATCCATCTTTTGGATAGAACCAATTAATTTCTGTATATAAAGTGTTAGGAGAACAGTAGGTAACAGCCGCTCTATTATAATTAATTCCTAAATTATCTCCATCTGTATTGAATACAAAATCTTCTACTAAACATGGAATAGTTTTAACAGTACCATCATACATAAAGAATCCGCCTTCAGCAGATAACCACCACACAGCTCCGTTAGCATATGCCGCAGCATGTTGAGCAATACACCCACAATTCGTACCCACTTGTCTAACAGAAAAAGTAAAAGGAGGTCCGACAAATTGAATTACATAAGCGGCCAAATCAGTTATGACAAAAACATAATCTTTACCTTGAATGGCAGCTCTAATTTCATTTCCCGTATCTAGTCTAAATGTACCCGCAGTATTAGTAGCGGTTGGGTTATAAGTATTTAAATCTTCTTGATTAGAAAATCTTACAAACATTGGGTCTTGCGTAGCTATATCCCCAATAGTTGTTTCAGTTCCAAAATGAAATAAATGTCTATCTCTGTCTGATACTAATGTCATTCTAGTAGCAGTCGGATTATTTGTGGTATTAAAATTCGTTGTAGTCTGAGACGCTCTTATACCTCTTGCTCCGGATGCACCTGCGTCCCACGTATAAGTTTTACCATTAAAAACAGTAGCAACTAATACTTCTCCAAAATTATCTAAGGACCAGTTGCCTGGATCCAGAATCACGTCACTTACAGTTCTAGCTGTTCCCCATGTAGAATTGCCCCATAAGTAAGTACCCCATCCATATCCTGTTGTTTGAGTTGTAGGTCCTATGCTAATGTAAGGAGTAATGGTTGCAGATCCTGTGGCAGAAGTAGCTCCAGCCCCAGCTGCAATAGGTGTTTCTATTTCAAAATTGTTAGTGGTTGCATTACGAACTTCAAATGCTCCCTCAGTAAAAGTAGTAGATGAAACAAACCCACCGGGTGTCACCGACATAGTATCAAATACAATATATTCTCCATCAGTTAAATTATGAGAAGCCTTGTTAACGGTAACAGTAGTTGAAGCATTAACTGTATCAAAAGTACAGCTCCCGACTAAGGCAGTTCCTAACGGAGTAATGTCGTAAAACTGATCTCCATAGTAAATGAATAAACCTTGAGAGGTTCCAATAGCCACATATTTTTCTCCATTAAAACTGGCGAAAGCATGTTGAGCTCTGGCTGCTCCAGGTAAAGTTTCACTTTCAGATGAAAGCTGATTCCATCCCCCTATTTTTTCAGGAAGTCCATATCTAAATCGGACGTAGTCGCCATCTACCCATTGGCTTTCCGCTCCCGATTCTGTGGCTTGTTTATTAAATCCAGGGGCAAATTTAAGCTTTTGTAACATAATTGGTCCATTATATATACTTTTTTAACTTTTGGTAGTCTTAATTAGGCGAAGATATCTTCGGCTTTTTCTTTGCAAAGGATTTCAAAATTAATAGAAATCCTGAATTCCTTTGAATGTGGGCGCATAGGGGCGTGATTTATATAATTAGGAAAAATTAAAAAATCATCCTCCCTAGGATGAAAATCTATTCGATTTCCGCGGTATTCTATCTCTAATTGATTGCCTTCGCAATGAGGAATTTGAAGGTAATAGACTGAATTAATAGTAGAACTTTTGATATGATTATGCCACACATGTTTAGTATCATCTTGATTAGTACAATAAGTCCAAGCGGTCTCAGCAGTATCAGGATGAAAAGTAAAAGGATTTAAAAGCTCCTGACAAGTTTTTATATATTTAGCATAAATCTTATCAAGAAAACTGTTAGATTCATATTCTACTTGAGTACTTACAGCGCCTCCTCTATTATTATTCAACTTAATTTTAGGCTCTATGATTTGATTAATTAAATCTGTCTTTTCTTCAGCTGAAGGTCTCATAAAATTATTGAGTAAAATAACAGGGAAATTTTTAAACATACTTTAAATAAACATTAAAGGTAATAGAAATTCTTTTCTTTGTACTTTTCTTAGGTTGCTTCATGATGCCGTGTTTTAGAATCGAGGGCCATAATAATACATCATCCTCCTCTACTTGGGGGTAAGAAAAATTAGGTTTCATCCACGAATTAAAAGAACCTTTTTGTTCTTGAATAAGTTTATAAAGCTCTGGTTTTAATAGTCTTGCATAAGTAGCATTTCCTTCGGATGGGTTATGAAAGACTGTGGAAATATGAACATTAGGATCAAAAGA